GACGCAGGACGGCCTCATTGAGGCTGCGTTCTCGAGGCTCAAGGCGAGCGAGGTGGGCTCCATCAAGCTCAACCCCACGGAGATCCGCTCCCTCGAGCGCCAGGGCGCGCGCTTCGTCAACCAGATCGCTGCCATCCTTGGAGTGGAGACGCGACACAACATCTACGGGTCCAGCCCAGCGCAGTCGTTCGCTGGATCCGACGGCCCCTATGGGGGCGGGAATTTTGTCGGGAAATGACCCGCGAGCGGTCAGCGGCGGAGCCCTTCTCCGGTGCCCTCTGCCGCTGGCCGCTCAACGGTTTTTGGATGGTAGCACACAGGAGGATTGACCGTGTCCGGTAGCGCAGTGCTCGATCCGAACCAGCTGGTGGATTCTCTCGTGACCGACGTCATCGACGGTCTGCGGGGGGATCTGCACCCGCAGTTCGGCGTGCGTGCCTACCGGGTGTTCACCGTGCGGCGCACCTGGTCGGGTCGGGTGGCTGGCGAGGGAACGCTCACCGAGGTCAAGACCGAGCTCCTGCCCCAGCCGATGATCGAAGAGTGGGACGGCCTGGCCTACCGGCTGCTCACCTGTGGCCTGAACAGCCAGGGTGCCATGCGGCTGCGCGAGGTATCGCTCACCTACACCCATGCGGAGATCGCTGGTCCCGCGGACCTGGCCGAGAACGAGGGCTGGATCCTGTCGGTGGAGGAAGCCTACGGCCAGGCCCAGCCGGCGCGTCTCTTCGTGATCGCGCAGCCGCCCTACGTCGATCGCATCAAGGACATGGGGTGGGTGGTCTACCTGCGCGCGGCCACGGAGGGTGGCTGATGGCTGGTCACATCGCCATCCGGTTCCAGGACCTGCCCAAGGCGCTCCAGAAGCGCGAGAAGGCCGTGCGCGCTGCCATCCAGCGCGGCGCCGAGAAGGGCGCGCGCGCCGGAATGTCGTTGCTCATCCGGAAGACTCCAGTGGACCAAGGCGAGCTCAAGGCGAGCTGGAAGGTAACCACCGGGGGTGGTCGGCTGGCCACGCTCACTAACACCGCGCCGCATGTGGGCATCGTGGAACTGGGCGCACGCCCGCATCCGGTGAACCGCGAAGGCTGGGATGCGATCTACGAGTGGGCCAGGCGACACTTCACGGTCTCGCCGACAGGCCAGCGCCGGCGGGTGGCCAAGGCCACGGGCGCGGACCCCGAGCTGAGCCGCATCACCTGGGGCATCGTGAAGAAGATCGAGAAGTACGGCCAGGCGCCCACCTACTTCGTGCGCAATGCCATGCCGGAGGTTCAGCGCCTGGCGGTCGCGGCCATCGTGCGCGAGATCGAAAAGGTCGCTGGCGAGAAGGAGCCATCCTGATGTGCAACGTGCGCATCGAGGCGCTCCGCTCCCTGGCCGATGCCATCAGTGGGGTCACCCCCGGGCTCAGTCCATGCGTGGGCCAGGTGCCACCCGGGAAGATGCAGGCCTTCCCCACGGTGGCCATCGTGCCCTCGACCTGGAAGTACATGCCCGAGCAGGCGGAGGAGCGCTACGACCCAGCGCCCGATCGCGTGGTCATGAACGTGGGCAAGCACGAGGCCATCGTTCAGATCCGCATCGGATCCACCAGCCCAGGCGCTCGCTACGACCTGGAGCAGAAGATCCTGGATGTCTTCCTGAGCGGGGAGCTCCACCCGGGTGTGCTGATGACCACCATCACCAACTGCGAGGAGCTCGGACCCTTCCAGGCCTCGTGGGAACTCGAGGACGATCACTGGCAGGACGAGCATGCCTTCGACGGACAATTCTGGACGCTCATCCAGATCACGGGATCCCTGCCGGCGCTGGTCACCCGCACGGGAGCCCACACCATCGAGCAGCTGCAGCTGGGGCTTGCCCAGAGCGATGTCGCGGTGAACGCGAGCAACTTCAACTCCGAGCCGGACGTGACGGTCGGGCAGGTCAACGAGGACGGGAGCTTTACCCCGCTGTGATGGAGGATCCACATGCCTTCTGATGTCTTTTTCACGAGCAATCCCGCCGAGTTCACCAAGCTCGAGGGCCTCTACGTCTCCGAGAAGGACCCCCCTGGGTTCATCCGCGGACGGGATCTCTCCATCGTGGGCTTCGCGGGCAAGTGCGTGCGCGGTCCGCTCACCCCGCAGACCATCACCTCCACCGCTCGGTTCCTCGAGATCTACGGTGGGCGCGACTTCGGCTCGGGCGGTGCGCTCTATGGCGAGGTCTGGAAGGCGCTGTTGAACAAGCCGTTCGGCACCGTCGTGGTCCGGCGCGTGGCTGCGGCAGCGGCGACCAAGGCCACCAAGACCCTGCCCAACGTCACTCCCGCGGACATCATCCGCGTGGATGCCAGCTCGGTGGGCGCATGGGCTGCCACCATGACGGTGAGCGTGGAGGCAGCCTCGAACGCTGACGCCACCGCGTTCAACCTGCGGATCAAGTTCCTCGGGAAGGAATACCTCTACGAGAACCTGAACGTTACCGGCTCCGCCGACAACCTGGCGGAGGTCATCGGGGACGACCCAGGCACGCTCATCACCGCCACCAAGCTGGCCGCAGGGCGCCCGCTCAACGTGGCAGATGCCGCGTTCACCACCGGCGTGGATGGCACCCTGGCCACATCCGACTACATCAGCGGGCTCACGGACCTCGTGAGCACCGATGGCGTGGCGGTCATCCTGGTGCCCGAGTCTCTCGAGGACACGGTCACCACGGGGGCTCAGGCCACCTTCAACGCGAGCGTGGTCACCCAGGCGCCCACCGTCTCGGACCGCATCTTTTTGGTCTGGTCGGGCAAACCCAGCAACAGCGATTCCGCGGAAATATCCGCCAAGACCACACAGATCACCACGGCCTCGGACCGGATCGTCTGGTGCTACAACGCGCCCAAGACGCTCGACCCCACCACGGCGCTCAAGATCGAGACGGGACCCCACGTCTGGATGGCCAGCATCCTGAGCCAGAACGACGTGGACGTTCACCCGGGATCGCAGGGCACCTCGAAGCAGACCGCTGGCATCACCAGCCTGCACTTCGAGCAGCTCACGCGCGCAGCGCTCATTGGCCTGCGCGCAGCGGGCATCGCGACCCTGGAGAAGCTGTCCGGAAAGTTCCTGTTCCGATCGGCGGTCTGCACCGACCTGACCACCGGCAAGACGGAGATCACGCGCCGCAGGAGCACGGACTTCTTGCAGCTCAGCGCCTCCGATCGCCTGCGCAACTACGTGAAGGAGAAGAACTCTGTGGAGAAGCGCGCGCAGCTCGCCGGTGAGCTCATCGCGTTCAGCCAGGGGCTCAAGGACCAGGCGCGCATCATTGAGAGCTTTGCCGTGGAGCAGGACTCCGTGAACACCCCCACGCAGCGCGGGCAAGGGATCGAGAAGCTGTTCTGGAGGGTCCGGCTCATCGGGCACATCTTGTTCTTGGTGCTCGAGACCGAGATCGGCACGGGCGTCGTCATCGAAGCCGCAGCGGCGTAAGCCGAGAAAGCTGGAGGAGCGATCATGAGCTTGAGAATTCGCGGCCAAGAGGTGACGGTGCGGTTGTCCGTCGATCAGGAGCCGCAGAAGGGCACCTTCCTGAAGGTGTCGGATTTCACGGTCACGCCGCGCCAGGAAATCAAAGAGGACGACTTCCTCGGCGAGCTGGAGTCCGACCTGGACTTCATGCACCACGGCTTCGACTTTTCTTTCTCCTGCCAGGTGCAGGACGAGAGCGCGATCAACTTCCTGGAGAACATCGTGGAAGCGAACCGCAACGCGGATCCGCATCCCGACATCACCATGACGGTGATCTACAAGTTCCGCGAGGCCGACGCCAAGAACAAGGTCGAGGTCTACCACCAGGTCTTCATGAAGGTGGATGACACCGGCTTCGGCGGGCGGAAGGACTACGTCAAGACCAAGTTCTCGGGCAAGTGCAAGCGCCGGAGCGTGAGCTCGGCGTAGCACGCCCGCTACGTAGCATCACAGGCACCGGAGGATACCCATGGGCAAGAACGGGAACATGAAGCGAGCGTC